AGTGAAGATGTAATCTCCACTATCTCACAGTTGCCGATCAACCAATCGTGGTCCACCCCCTCGTCGCAGAGAGGGTTTTGATTGGCTATGTATATAGACGGCCTCCCCCAATGTATCAACTTCTTACCCTTGTATTTGTCTGTTGCGTAAAAGGATGTCTGTGCGCCCAACCAGAACTTGTAACTATGAAAGAATTTCAAGCCACCTTGCATATCGTCGAAAACAGCATAGTCGACGTCGTCCAATGACTCATCTAGGCAGAATAGGCCCCCAAAGTAGGCGTGGTTGCCTAGCGAACGGGCCCACAGTGTCTTGCCTAAACGAGTTCCTCCCCAGAGGATGAGGCTTCGTCTTCGTTCTGCAAACAATTAGCATTGGTTTGGCGTGAGTCCCGAAGGGCGAGAGGGTTGAGGCCGGTAGGCCGATCCCGGAAAACCCCCCCGTGGGTCCCTAGGGGACCCCGGAGAGGGGGGGGCTCACTTACCGCTTCGATCCCCCAGTAGGTCTCTCTGAATCCACTCAGCGCACTCAGGAAATCCCGACGTGTCGAATTGTAGTCCTTCAGGTGATCGGTACGGCTCTCGAACCGGTCTGTACTTCCAGTCCGCATAACAAGAGAGGGACGTAAAGGAGCAGCAAAGTGCCCTCGGTGCCAGACGCGCGCATGCCTCAAAAAACTCATCTCGAGTCTCTGCCATGCATATTGTAGTCCAGACTCCGCCATCAGGACCCACCGGAGCTCTAAGGCTGTCTGGATCGAGTCCCCCTCCCACAACGTCTCCTTCCTTGATTGCATACTTGCAGCCAGCGTCCGGAGTCGAGTAACCTCGGACAATATTGGGGTGATGTCCACCCACATCGAATATACGGACATTTCGTGACTCAAACTTCCGTTCGAACATGAAGAAAGCATGCAGATGAAAGCCTCCATCGAGGTGATTCTCTCGTCCAATGATGCACTCAGCTCCAAGCGCTCCAAGTGCTCCGACAATCTCGATTGCAAGGTCTGCCACGTAGTCTCCGTCAAGGCCGAGGGCTGAGTACGTGAGGAGTCCATATTTGGCAGCAAAACGAAATGGCATATCACGTGGTGCCACTGGAAGGTAGATTAACTTTGTTCTACCTTCCAGTGGTGGCAGTGGGAGCCTTTTATCTATAAAAGCACGTCCCCTCCACCACTCTCCTCATGGAGGACTGCGACACAGACCCAACCTATGGACACCACTATCGGGGGTGTAGCCACTGGAAACAACGATTGGAGCAACTCCGCGCCGCCAAAGCAGCCCGCGAATCAGAAAAATGCCGCAACGCCGACTCAAGTCACGATACGGGTCCCGCTCTCGGAAGCGGTATGGTGGAAAGCGAAAATACCGCAGCACCCGCCGAGCCCCACTTCGCCGCAGGACGAAGAGAATGTCCACCCGATCGATCCTCAACAAAACCAGTCAGAAGAAGCGGGACAACATGCTTAGCTTCAGCAACACCCACTTCGACAATCAGTTCGATGAGAACTACAATCAAGGACCAGCAATCATGCGAAGGCCTGTCGGAGTTGAGTTGCCCTCCGAGCATATCTACATCTGGAATGCCACCGGGCGCCCCTCGGACACCTCCACCAACGCAAGAGGAAGTAAGATTGATGTCAGCCTTCGCACGTCGGAATCGATATTTGCCGTTGGCCTTAAGGAGCGCATCCAATTGGAAACCAACAATGCCGCGTCATGGGAGTGGAGACGCATCTGCTTCACTAGCAAAGATGATTTCGGACAAGCCGATCCCGATACGTCAGACTACTACCGGCGCACAAGCAACGGGATGGTCAGGCTCCTAAGAGCCCAACAGACGTCATCGTACCTTGAAGATCAGCTGTTTGAGGGCGCACGGAACGTTGATTGGCTCTCGGCAATCACAGCCCCTCTATCATCACGTCATTTCTCCATCAAGTACGACAGGACACGTGTCATCAAGTCGTATAATGATGCGGGGTTGTGTCACACTTACAAGTTGTGGCACCCAATGAGGAAGAATATTGTGTACGAGGAGGAGCAGCAGGGCGAGAACATGGTCGAGTCAGGCGTATCTGTCACCGGTCGGGCGGGAATGGGCAACTACTACGTGGTTGACATTTTCAGGAAGCATGGCATTAACGATGACTCATCTACTCTGACTTACACCCCCGAGGCTACGTTCTACTGGCACGAGAAGTGAAGATGTAATCTCCACTATCTCACAGTTGCCGATCAACCAATCGTGGTCCACCCCCTCGTCGCAGAGAGGGTTTTGATTGGCTATGTATATAGAC